AGCAATAGCATATCCAAATGTATTCGAAAAAGGTCCTTTCCATCCTGGAAAAATAATTAAACAAACATATAATAAACAGAAAATAAATAACCAGGGTATAACTGTAAAATAAAGTGCTGTAGTATGAGGTATACTTCCGCATCTGTCTTGTAAGTTAGCACTATTTACAGAGTATTGTATTATTATTATTAATAAAAAATATATTATAGTAAATATTTTTTCACTAGGTGTACCAGCCAAAACAAATCTTATTATAGAATAAAAAAATGTAATTAAAACAAAGCTTAATATTGTTGCTGTTGTATTATCCATGTATAATTAATGTATATAATTTATTTTTTAATTATAAAACTAAATGGATAAACCCAAATTAATTGAACCAGGAATGAAATATTTTATAAAGGAATCTTTAAAAAATTGTAACAATTTTAGAAATAACTATAATAATTATGTGATTAACTTAATTTTACTTTTTGTATTTTTATTAATTTTAGGAATGTTTTTATATATACGATATAAAGGCAAAATAACACCATTGGAAAAAGAAAATAAATTAAATCAACAAAAGCATTATGTTTTATCTAAAATAAGACAATTACAAGATGTTAAACGGCAAAAAAGTCAAGAATTAGTAACTAATTTACCTAAATTTGATGAATATGATTATAATAAGAATAATAAATATTATGTATAAATTATATAATGAATGATATTGATGTTGTAAATGCTGTTGACCAGTTTTATAAATTAAAAAGCGAATATGAAAAATCTATTTATAATGATAAAATGAAAATAATTAATAATAATATACTTTCCAAGGAAGATAAACTAAAAAAATATAAATTAATTAAACCTAAATGTATAAATTGTAAAAAAGATGTAGGAACTATCTTTACAACTAACAATAATAAATTATCAGCAAGATGTGGCGCTACTAAATCTATATTTAACAAAAATTTTACACCATGTCCTCTAGATATTTTAATTGAAAAAGGTAATATTAATTTATTACCAAGCATTATTAATGAATTTCATAAAGAAAAGGAAACTGACAAAGATGAAATTATAAAAACAAAATTAAATTATTTCTTTAATTTTGAAAATGAAGACAATACAATTCAAAATTTTAAAGAATTGAAAAAAAATTATTTAGAAGATATGGAAACATATGCTGATTATTTATCTGAATTTAATGATACTGTTAATAATAGTGAAAACCAAAAAGAAATAGATAAAACTATTTTAGATATTAACGCGTCAAAAGAATTAATAAAAGAAATGATAAAAGAATATAAACAGGGAGGCAATGATCACTTATTAAAAGATACTGTAACGGAATATATAGATGTATTACAAAGTTTAATCAATAAATACAATACATTAAAATATAATTATTATACAATTGAAACAAATAAAGATAAAGATAAAGGAGATACACATACCTTACAAAAAAAAATATATACTACAAAAGATGTTGAGATTACGATTGACGCAACATATAAAATTATATCAAATAAAAAATAAATATAATATATATATTAAATGAAATTTCTTAGTTTGCCTATTTTTATTATAAGTTTAGCTGTAGGATTGTTTTTTGTATATATTACCAATCCTGATCCTAAAATAATAATTGTTTATCCTACACCAAATAATATAGATAAAATTCAATATGTTGACAAAGCTGATAATTGTTTTACATATTCTACTGAAAAAGTAAAATGCCCAAATGATGATTCTATGATAAAAGAAATTCCTGTTCAGTATTAAAATATTGATTATATATATATAAAATGAACATTAGAAGATTGTTATATTCAGAATATAGTGATGTTGTTATTTCTATCATATTAGGGTTTGGATTAGCAACTATGTTTAGAAAAATATGTAATGAAAGAAATTGTATAGTTTTTCAAGCACCAAAAAATGAAGATGTTGAAAAACAAATTTTTAGGCATAATAACAGTTGTTATAAATATAAACATAAATCGGAACAATGTAATGATAGTAAAAAAAAAGTCTTATTTGCGTAAATTACTATATAAACTTTACTTAATTTAGTTTATATAATGAATACTAGTTCACTTGAAAGTTTACCTACCGATCCCGCAATATCACAAACTACTACTGCTGTTTCGCAAATTTCAAATCAAGGTAATCCTAATATTACTCTTGAAACTAATGAAAAACAGGGTCTTCCAACCGAAATTATAAATTCTCAATTTGAAAAAGAACTACAAATGGCTGTTAATTCGGGAAATACATCGTTGCCATCTAGAGATATACCTAGTGATACAACACCTATCACACATGATAGTCAAACACAGCCTAATTATATTCCAAAATCTACTGTTGATCATGACTTTGTTCAAAATTATGAAAATTCTAATGATTTTCTAGAATATAAAGAAAAAGAATTAAATAGAGGAGATAACGCTGATTTTGTATATGAACAATTAAAAATTCCTATTTTAATCGCATTTATGTTTTTCATCTTTCAGCTACCATTTACAAGAGAATTCTTTTTAAAATATGCTCCTATGTTATTTAATACCGATGGAAATTATAATCTGTATGGTTACACATCAACCAGTATTTGTTTCGGTGTACTCTACTATGTAATTACATATGTTCTTGATTACTACTCTGATATTTGATTTTCTACTAAAACCGCGTTGGGCATCGGAGGTGCTGATGGTGATGATACCGGGGAATAATTTGATAAAAATTCTCTAAATCTCATTTGGGGAGATGGTGGAGGCGCTGTAGGTTGATTTATACTATTTCTTCTATTTATATTTCTAGTTAATCTTACTCTTGGTTCAGGTGATGGCGGAGGCGTATTTATAATACGATCAATCATAGCCAACTGAGTTACATTAGCTGAAGCATCTACTACATTTAATAGACTAGATTCAGTTGATACTTCTGTTGAATTATTTAATATATTTTCTAAATAACGACAATAATGTTCAGAAGTAGCTAATTGATCAACAATTTCATCCATATCTTCATCTAATGATTCTATTCTTGTTTTATCAGATAAACAATATCCCCCTAATATAAATCCAACACAACAACCTCCTGATGCGGCTACAGCTAATATATATTCATACATCTATATATATATTAACGATAATTTTGAAAAAGTTGAGGGACATAAACATAATCACTTGGTCTGTCTAAAACGCAGTGACATTTATTATTGAATTGATATGTACCATATCTATTACCTGCACAATTACAATATCTTAATTTTTTAGTATTTACATCATATACAGGAGTTTGAGAACAAAAATCACTTCCATAACCCATATTAATACATGTAGAATAAGATTCCTCCGGATTAGCTGGACTATAACCTTCAATACATGATGATGATATTTTTAATTTGTTTTTTTTATATTTAATTAAGTATATACAAAAATTGACATAACATACTATAAAAACTAGTAAAAAAAGAATAATTATTTTTGTTTTATTAACTGATTGGTACATATATTATTCTATTATAATTTTTTATAAAGCATTTGATTAATTAAACTTTTATATATTTTTTCATAACAATTTATGTTACCTATGTCTAAATAACTACATATTACATCAAATAAAACCCAATGTACATGATGTTCGTATTTTTTAAACAAATATTTGGTAACCTCCTTCATCATATATAAATAAATTTTTGATAAATAGCATTCTGCAATTTTAAAATTTAAATTATAGTCATAATTAGGATTTATGGTAGCATAAATAATATATTTATTATTCTTTTTTTTTAATTTAAATAATACAATATTGTATTCAATGTTATTTTCAATATAATAAGAACTTATACAATCATTTCGCAAATTTCTTTTATCTATATTAACTCCATATGCTTTCACGCATATCATATTTGTTATTTAATAATTATATTATGATTTAGTATTTAATTTAATTCAATTTTTTTTACGCTTAGTATATATATATTAATGTCCAATCTTGAAGAAAAAGAATTACAAATATTAAGAGATGCGGTTGATTTAGCTGAAAAAAGGACAGGTAAAAAAACAGTAAACGCTCCACAAATAAAGGAAATGATTATTATTGTTGAAAATTTTTTAAGATCAAAAAAATTAATATGTTATGGCGGTACTGCTATTAATAATATTTTACCAGTTCAAGATCAGTTTTATGATAAGTCTTTAGAAATTCCTGATTATGATTTCTTTAGTCCTAACGCATTAAAAGACGCAAAAGAATTAGCTAATATTTATTATAAAAGTGGTTTTACTGCCGTTGAAGCAAAGGCAGGTGTTCATTTTGGAACTTATAAAGTATTTGTTAATTATATTCCAGTTGCTGATATAACCTATCTTAACCCAAAATTATTTAAAAATATTTTTAAAGATTCTATTCGTGTTGATGGAATTTATTATTGTGCACCAAATTATTTAAGAATGTCTATGTTTTTAGAACTATCAAGACCTATGGGAGATGTAAGTCGTTGGGAAAAAGTATTAAAGCGATTAATGATCATGGATAAACATTATCCATTAAAAAGTAAATTCTGCAATAACATTGATTTTCAAAGACCTATGGATGATAAAGATGTTGAAGAAGAAGATATTATTTATAAAACTGTAAAAAAAACATTTATTAATCAAGGAGTTGTGTTCTTTGGTGGTTTTGCACATATGTTATATTCTCAATATATGCCTAAAAATTTAAGGAAAAAATTAAAAAATATTCCTGATTTTGATGTTTTATCAGAAGAACCTTATAAAACAGCTATTATGGTTAAAGAGAGATTAGGATACGAAGATATAAAAAATGTAAAAATTATAAAACACGATGGTTTAGGTGAAGTCATTTCCCCTCATTATGAAATTCGTATAGAAAAAGACACTCTCGCATTTATTTATCAACCCTTAGCATGTCATAGTTATAATTTAATTACTATTAATAATATGAAAATTAAAATAGCTACAATCGATACTATGTTAAGTTTTTATTTAGCATTTTTATATTCAAATCGTCCTTACTATGATACTGAACGAATTTTATGTATGTCTCAATTTTTATTTACCGTTCAGCAAAAAAATAGATTACAGCAAAAAGGGTTACTTAAACGGTTTAGTATCAATTGTTACGGTCAGCAAGAAACATTAGATGCTATAAGAGAACATAAAAGTAAAAAATTTGAAGAATTAAAAACAAAACGAAATAGTCAAGAATTTGAAAGTTGGTTTTTAAATTATAAACCTGGAGAGAAAAAAGAAACTACTAATAACAAAACTAGAAGAAAACCTACAAAAAATAAAACAAAAAAGAAAAAACAAAAAAATTAATATTTAATAATATTATATGAGTTCTAATATTATTAAAAAGATTTTACTTACTTCTGTTCTTTTTATAGCAATTGATTTTGTTTACTTAAAGTCTTTGAAACCTATGACTGAAAAAATGATTTACAGTATTCAAGGTTCAAACATGAGATTTGATTATGGTGGAGCAATTTTTGCATATGTTTGTATTATTGCTTTATTTAACTACTTTATTATCCATAAAAATGGATCAATAATGGACGCATTTTTATTAGGTTTATTAACTTATGGTATATTTGAAGGAACAAACCGTGCTATTTTTTCAAAATGGACTGTTCAATTTATGGCCATAGATACTTTATGGGGTGGTATATTATTTGCCACTGTATTATATTTATTTAGAATCCTCATAAAAAAACTTCCATAAATATTTTACCATTTTTATATCATTAGTACGATCTCTGTGATTTTGTTTTAATCGTATATTATAATGATTATCTTGAATAATTTGTTTAATACATAATTCTTTAATTTTATAATTATTTTGTGATTTTGTTCTATCCATAGTAAAAACCGGTAAATTTGTTTTATTAAATTTGTTTTTTAATAGTTTGCCTATTGAAACATCATCTATTTTACGATAATTTAACTTATCTTTATTTAATATTATATAAGTTACAACATCATTTGATAACCACATACCTGCACCACCAATTCCCCATCCAAACCTTAATCCAGCGTATAATCCCGTATCACTAAGATTATAATTCATTAATATTAACTTATCTAATATAAAAAAACTAGAAAGATTGGTTCTTAATATATGTTTATAATTATATGTAGTATTACAATATTCAAAGGCATATATAGTCTTTTGTAATATTCCGGGTATTAAATTTTCTTTAGTATTACTGACTATTATATCAGACTTATCTATATTTATATTTTGTGGTTTCTCTCCAAATAATAAAAATATCTTTATATAGGGCCACCTTTTTTTTGTATGTTTTATAAATTTAATCCAATATTCATTTATAAATTCATTATAACAAGTATCATTAGTTTCATTTGCTATTACCAACATTATTAATTCATAATATTCTTTCATTTTAGTAATATATATTCATATAAAAATAATTACATATATATATATCATGGGCGGAATAGTATGTAGAATGCGCATTAAACCTGTAAACGATGAAGGTATTATTTATGACAGTGATTCTGATAATGAAATAACTAATAATTTATTACCATCTGAAATAATGGAAAGAGAATATTTAAAAAAAACAGAAAAAAAAGAATATACAGGGGATATATTGTTACGACCATCTCAAATAATGAAAATAGAAAATGATAAAATAGCAAAATTAAGATCATCAAAAAATAGAGAATCTGAGACCGGAATAGCATAATTATAAGCACAAAAATACCGCAAGAATAATTATATTAACGATTATAAATAAAGCATAAAAATTTGTCATATATTTATGTTTATTTTTAGGTTTATAACTTCTTTTACTCATAATACATTATATTAGCATAATTAATTATACAAAAAAATATAATTAATTATGAGATTTTAATTTTAGCACCATATATTAATGGGAGCTGGATTATTACCAATATGTATTTATAAAAATAAATTATATTTTTTATTTGGAAAAGAAAATTATACTAATGATACTCCTGGATGGAGTGATTTTGGAGGAGGTAGAGAAAAAAATGAAACAGATATTGAAACCGCTAGTAGAGAAGGTGCGGAAGAATTAAATGGATTTTTTGGTGATACTGAAGATATTAAGAAGCTTATTCTCTCTAATAAAACAATTACAATTAATACTAATGGATATAAAACCTATATAACAAAAATAGGGTATGATATTAATCTTCCTGAATATTATAAAAGAAACTATAAATTCTTAGAGAGAAAGTTACCAGAAGTGGTTGAACAACATAATGGACTTCTAGAAAAAGATGAAATTAAATGGTTTTCATTTAATGAAATAAAAAAAAATATTCATAAATTTAGAAGTTTCTACAAAAATGTAGCCAAGAATATATTAAAGCAAAAAAAAATAATAAATCGAAAATACATCATAAAAACAAGAAAATATAAAAAACATAAAAAACATAGAAAAACTAATAAAAATTAAAATTAAATTGACTTAAAAATCATTGCTTGTTGATATATAAGAAATGATTAAAACAAGAATAGAAATTATTGTAGGATGTATGTTTTCTGGAAAATCAACTGAATTATTGCGTAGATGTAATAGATATAAGGCGATTGGTAAAAATATTTTGTTGATTAACCATTCGAATGATACACGAACAGAAAATAAAATTAAAACACATAATAATATTACTCAAGAAGCTGTTAAATTAAATAAATTATCCGAATTATTTAATGAACATTCTGAATTATTAAATGATGCTGATGTAATTGGTATAGATGAAGCTCAATTTTTCGATGATTTACATAATTTTGTAGAAAAAGCGGAATCTTATAATAAAATAATTATTATTTCAGGTTTAGATGGTGATTCTAATAGAAAACCTTTCGGTGAAATATTAATGTGTATTCCATTATGTGACGAAGTTGTTAAATTAACAGCAATGGATATGTTATGTCATGATGGAACTCCTGCTATATTTACTAAGAGAATAAGTGAAGATAAAGAACAAGTGTGTGTAGGTAGTAATGATAAATATTTAGCAGTATCTAGACAAAATTATCTAACATAATAGTATAATGGATTTATCCCCTTTAAATTTATACATAGGTCTAATTTTAATAGTCAAGATATTATTTCTTTTTAGAATGGTGCAATTAAGTTATTATCGTTTTTTTAAACCTAGAGATAAAAAACAAATTAAATATATTGAAGAAAAAAAAGAACAAATTGATTGGGTTTTCTTATCCTTAACATTTGGTTTAATGATTTATTTATTTAGATTAATAAATAAAAAACCAGTATCCATAAGTGGTCATACTAAATTTATATTATTTGCGTGTGGTTTTATTGGATTAATACATCAAGTCCAAGATAAATTTGAAATATAAAAATATGTATAAAATTTAATATATCATTGTTGTAGGTATGATAAATGATATATTAAAAAAACATGAGATGGAATTGTATAATAAAAAACATATATTTTATAATAATTCTAATAACGATACTTTGTTTATTGCTTTTGCTGGAAAAGTCGATTTTTATGTTAATTCAACATGGTTTTATAATAATGATAAAGTAAAAGGCCATTTTTTATTTTTAAAAAATGATCCTGATTATAATACATATATTGACAAATCTTATAAAAGTCTAATTCAATATTATATTATTAAATATAAGATAAAAAATGTAATTACATATGGCTTATCTATGGGAGGAATAGCTAGTATTTACTATGGTTTATTGTTTAAAGCTAAGTTAATAATTAGTATTGATCCTCATCCTATTAATTATGATATAAATCAATTATATAGCTTAATTGATAAAACAACATTCAATTATGAAAAAATTTATATTAATTATACTTTTTACGATAAAAATACGAAAAATAATATCCCTGCTCACACAAATACTATTATTCAAAAATTATTATTAAAAAATGTGTTATTAACTATACAACCATATATTTCAAAAATTCATTTGGATTTTATAACATCTAAAGAATATTTATATGAGATAATAAATAAATTTGTTATGATTAATGTTATAAAATATAAAAAAAAATTACATACTATTATTTAAAGCGTTACTTTATAATACTCAGATTGTTGTGTTCTTGGAGCATAAGATACCTTCTTTGATTGTTTCTTTGGACAATTTATCTTTTCTGGTTTATATCTGAATTTTTCTGGTTTTAATGAAAAAGCATGTCCTTTTTGAGCAAACATATTTTCATAGTATTTTAAATTTTCATCATAATTTTGATAACACATTCCAATCATTTGTATTCCATATTTAGCATGTAATATAGCTTTTACATTTGAATCTTTGTCTTGAAGATTAGGCATAGAAAGTGTCATTTGTCTTTTATTAAATTCTATTAATTCTTTTGGATTAGGTGAAAATTCAACATCTTGATTTCTAAGAGCTCTCATAAAAACAGAATTACTAGCTAAATTCACATATTCTTCTAATTCGGTACCTTCAAACATAGTATTCGTTTTATCTACTATTATGATTACTTTACCCATTAAATTGCTAATAGGAACTTTTCCTAAATTTGTTCCATAATTTTCATAACTATAGTCACGACCTAGTAATCTACCTGTTGGTTGTAATATAGATTTTATATTATCAGCCATTTCATTACATATGGGTTGATTATTGCTTTTAATTCTAAAATGAAGAATTAGAGGATCGCCCGGGTTAGGACAATTTCCTCCTGAAAATGCCTTTTCAGAAATTGTATTTAATATAGCATCAAATTTTACGGAGTTATAAGCTTCTTTAATTTTAAAACTACTATCTGATGATACAGCTATTATAGGTTTATTATTTACACTATAAACTTCGAAATCTAAACATCTTACGCCTTGTTTTATAATATTTTCTAGTTGACATGTACTTACATAAGTATTTTTAAAATCTCCTAATGCGCAACAATTATATGCTGTTTTAATATAATAATCTCTTAAGAAAAAATTTTTATAATCAGAACCATCCGGATCTATAGTTGATACTTTTCCAAACTCATTCCATTGATCATCTAAACTTGAACAATGTCTAGATTTGTATGATGTTCTTTTTATTGCATTTGCTATTTGAAAAATAATAACTACTAAAATAATGCTTCCTAGTACAAAATATATTAATACATCTTCTGAATCCATAATTTATTCTTATATAATTAATTTATTTTTTTAATTTTTATTAATTATATAACAAATGACTTTAAAATTTATATCTTAAAATATATAATAGTAAATGCCAGGTGGTATTCTAAATATATTAGCAACAGGTAATCAAAATGTATTTTTAACTGGAAACCCCAAAAAAACTTTTTTTAAAGCTGTCTATTCTAAATACACCAATTTTGGTTTACAAAAATTTAGAATTGATTTTAATGGTTTAAGGACTTTAAGAATGTCAGAAGATTCATTATTTACTTTTAAAATTCCTAGATATGGTGATTTACTTATGGATACATATCTAGTTATAACATTACCGCATATTTGGAGTCCAATAATGCCTCCTAATAAAACTTCTGATTCTAGTAACTCTGAAGATTGGATTCCATATGAATTTCGTTGGATAAATGATTTAGGTGCTTTATTAATAAGAGAATTAACCGTTACATGTGGAGGTACAACGCTTCAACGGTATTCTGGTGAATATATTAGTAATATGGTAAAGAGGGATTTTAACGATTCTCAAAGAAAATTATTTGATGAAATGTCTGGAAATACTAGTTATTTTCATGATCCTGCAAACGCATTGAATAGAAGTAATGCTTACCCTAACGCATATTTTGACGCTTCAACTGGAGGTGCCGAACCTTCAATAAGAGGGAGACAATTATTTATACCGTTAAATCTATGGTTTGGTAATAGTAGCAAACAAGCATTTCCATTAGTAGCATTACAATATAATGAATTGAATATAAATGTTACTATTAGATCTGTTAATGAATTGTTTAAAATCCGCGATGTCAAAGATAAAGTTAATAATTATCCATTAATACAGCCTAATTTTAATGTTGATTATCAACAAATGCATAATTTTTTACAAACACCTCCTAATATTGAATTAAATTATGCTGATAAAAGAACAACATGGAATGCCGATGTACATTTAATCTCTACATATGGGTTTTTAACAAAAGATGAAAATAAAGTTTTTGCTTCTAAAGAACAAAGATATCTAGTAAAAGATGTTTTTGAGAAAACTTTTCATAATGTTACTGGTAGTAAGAAAATAAAAACGGATTCTTTAGGTATGGTTTCATCGTGGATGTTATTTTTAAGAAGAAGTGATGCTAATTTAAGGAATGAATGGTCAAATTATACTAATTGGCCATATGAATTTATACCGCAACCTATTTCTTATTCAAATGATTTTACAGGATATAATAATCCTTTCTATGATCTTACTACAACTTCTTTTTATCCTACAAACATTGGTCCTGCAGTAAATGCTAATGGTGATGCTACTGGTTTATATACTACCGGAAAATATACAGTTGCTAATCACAAAGAAATTTTACAAACACTTGGTATTCTATTTGATGGAAAATATAGAGAAAATACTTTTACATCTGGCATTTATAATTATTGTGAGAAATTTTTACGATCAAACGGTTCTGATAATGATGGATTGTATTGTTATAACTTTTGTTTGGATACTAGTCCTTTTACACTTCAACCATGTGGAGCTATAAATTGCAGTAAATTTTCAACAATTGAGTTGGAATTTACAACACATTCGCCATCTTATGATGAAAATGCCCAAGTTTTAACTATATGTGACGCTAATGGTGATATTGTTGGTATAAATAAACCTTCATGGAGAGTATATAATTATACATATGATTTACAGTTATTTGAAGAAAGATTTAATGTATTAATTTTTAATGGAGGAAATTGTAGTTTGATGTATGCAAGATAAATTAAGATGTACCACATTTAGGACAGTCACAACCATTTATAAATGAATCATAATCATATTCATTGTTAGGTAAAGGCCCATCATCCATGAACATTGCTGTTGTAGATAATCTTTTTGGATAAATTTGTGAATAATCCTTAGATATTTTAATATTATTATTTTTTGGACCATTAAAAGGGGGACAATTACATGTTTTTACATTAAAACTATAAGATTCTTTTGAACCAAGCGGACCATATTCATTAAATTTTCCAGTTATAGATTTTCTTACATTATGATTAGTATGTGTTAAATTATACATTTTACTAATATTATCCGATGAATTTGTATCTGGACCACCATGTAAAAATATATTCTCCATATTCTCTTTATCATTTTTTTTTGTTATATAATTAAAATAAATAATTAATAAAATAAATGAAATAAATAATATTATCTTTATTGTGACTTTTTCCATATATATATATACATTCATATTATTATTTAGTCTAATTTTTGATGATTATTATATATATATATTATAATTATATATATAATGTCAACAGTAGATGAGAAAGAAGATGAAAATGATAATCAATCCACTAAAACTAATGATTGGGGTGGATTTCGTAAAGAATTAACCAAATATTTAACATATATTATTGTATTTTCTCTGGTCGGTGGATTATTTTTAGTTCATGCAGGAGGAAATTTGTTCTTATCAAGAGAGGATTTAGAAAATATAAAGAAAAATAATCCTGATTTATTTGATGTAGTTAACAGTATAAAATCAAGTCCAATTGGCGCTTTGAATTCTGAAAAAGCACCTTATACAAAAGTGGGAGAAGACCCTGATGATGATGCTTTTTTTTCTTTGAAAAAATGGGCTTTTCCTTATAAAAATTTTTTTAATAAACATGAAGAATGGGAATTTAAAAAAGATAACTGGGATGAAGCAAAACCTGTATTATTTACATGTGGTCAAGTATTAGAACGAATGTTCTCTGGTTCTTATTCCACAGGTAGATGGATAACCGAATCTCTTAGAAGTTGGGGAAATAAAGAAGCTGTAAAAGCCAGAGCATTAAAAGGCAAATCAATCATGCCAACAGTCATCTTTTGGGTAATGGGTTTATTTGTTACTTTATTTTTATATTATGGTATATGGATATATGCTCTTGGGTCAATTGTATTTTATGCGCTACTTAATTTTATATTCGGTGCTATTAATATTGTTAATATTCCTGATCCACCAGCGCCACCTTCGAAAGATTCTGCTGAAGATACTGATACCACTCAGGCGGGTGGTGCTGAAGGAGGAGATGGCATGTCTCCAAAACAATGGGCTGCTGCTGCTGATGCTGTAAATAGTGTTGTAGATAAAAGTGTAGACAAAACTATTACAGCTGCTGCTGATGCTGCTGGACCTGGAGCTATAGCAAAAGGTGCTGGTTCTATGGTTGAAGAAACAGGTATAGGTAAGGGACTTTCAGCAATAGGAGAAATAATCACATCTATAGGAAAACAAATTAAAGCTGGAATAATTATGATACTTGCGGCATTGTTCTGGTTTATAAAGCGATTACTTAAAATATTCTGTGTAGGAGGATTCACATATTTATCTGCAATGATAGGTTGCATGGCAAATGCTATATGGCAACCATTAATGTTTATAGGTTGGTTTGTAATAGGTCCTTTATTTAATGATGGGCAACGAAAATTACTATCACAATATATCCAAAAACAAAAATGGAATATTGCGTTATTAACTTATATTTCAATATTGATGGCATCCTATAATAACTTAGAAGACATGCATCCTGAATATATGATTATAGGTGGTGTAATAGTTCTGGCATTAGTTTTATTTGGAAAAATTCAATAATTATTTAAAGATAAATAAGTAATTAATATAAAATTATTTATTTATGGGAAAAAAAAATAACAAAAATAATAAAAATAATAAAAATACTTTACCAAATGTAAGTGTTTGTACACCAACATTTAATAGAAGACCATTTATACCTACAATGATAAAATGTTTTAATAATCAAACATATCCAAAACATTTAATTGAATGGATAATTATTGATGACGGGACAGATCCTATAGAAGATCTTGTAAAGGATCATCCGAATGTAAAATATTTTAAATATGATAAAAAAATGACACTTGGTAAAAAACGAAATCTTATGCATGAAAAAAGTTCAGGGGCTATTTTAGTTTATATGGATGATGATGATTATTATCCGCCTACTAGAATATCACATGCTGTTGAAAAATTATCAAATAATCCCCACGCTGATTGTGCTGGTTCAAGTGAGATATATATTTATTTTAAACATATAGAAAAAATGTATCAATTTGGTCCATATGCACCTAATCATGCTACAGCAGGTACATTTGCTTTTAAAAGAAGATTGTTACAAACACAAAGATATAATGAGAATGCTTCTCTTGCCGAAGAAAAAGAATTTTTAAATGATTATAAAGTTCCATTTGTTCAACTAGACCCAAAACATGTGATTTTAGTTTTTTCACATATTCATAATACATTTGATAAGAAAAAGCTATTAGAAGGTCCGCCTAATAAATATGTTAATGAATCTGATAAACCAATCGACTATTTTGTAGTCGAATCTGATATTAAAAACTTTTTTATAAATGAGATAGACGACGCACTTTCAAAATATGAACCTGGTAAACCGGAAATGAAACCTGATGTATTACAACAAATGAAAGAAATAGAAAATAGAAGATTACAAATAATGAAACAACAACAAGAACAACAAAATAAATCTGTTATAATTCAAGAAGGTAATAATCCACCTAGACAATTGGACCATGAACAAACTGTAAAATTAATGCAACTACAACAACAAAAAATTAAAGACCTAATGGAAGAAAATAGAAAATTAAAAGAATTTATAAAAGAAAAACTACAAAGCTAATACAATTATTAAAGCTTTAGTAACAAATCTTTAGAACAATTTATTTTATCGTTGCCATAAATATTAAAAACGAAATATTAAAAATTAATATCAATAATTATTTTGGGCACAACAATTTATTAGAAATTTAGAGAGAAAATAATTAATATTTAGTATTAATTTTTTTGTTGCGTTAATATATAAAAGATGTTCTTTTCTAGAAAAAATAGATCTTCTGAACCTATGTCTTTAGGTGACGTTCTTCCTGGTATGACTGGTGGTCGCAGACGCAGATCAAGAAAAGTCACCCGTAAATCAAGAAAATCAAGAAAATCCCGCAGAGGTAGCCGCAAATCTCGCAGAGGTAGCCGCAAATCTCGCAGAGGTGGACGCAAATCCCGCAAAGGATCCCGCAAATCCCGTAGATCTCGTAAGGGACGCAAAGGATCCCGTAAATCTCGCAGATCTGTAAAGAGAGGTGGACGCAGAAATCCTCTTGCTAATATCTTACCTTCCGGTGGAAGAATGGAAATTCCTGGATTAACTGGTGGACGCAGACGCAGACGCAGAGCCAGCCGCAAATCCCGCAAAGGACGCAAAGGTTCCCGCAAATCTCGCAGAGGTGGACGCAAATCTCGCAAGGGAAGCCGCAAGGGACGCAAGGGACGCAAAGGATCTCGCAAACACTAAATTAATT